ATCCCTTCAGAAGGACCCCTTTTTGCTGAGTTTTGCCAGCGTTTTTTGACGCTTGGTGGCTCATTTGGTGGTAATCCGTTCGTTCTATACCCGTGGCAACGGGAAATCATGAACGAACTGCTCACCCTGCGCCCTGACGGGCTGCGTAAGCACAAGGTCGGTCTGGTTGGAATGCCACGCAAGCAAGGCAAGTCGCAGATTGCTGCGGCTCTCGCCATTTACATGCTTGTTGCTGATGGTGAACCCAACGCTCAGATTTTCTCCGTGGCTGGTGCCAAAGATCAGGCCCGAATCGTGTTCCGTGAAGCAAAGCGGATGATTCAAGCCTCGCCGGAACTGAGCGACATCTGCAAGGTCTATCAGCACCACATTGAGGTGCCCAAGACCAACTCTGTTTACCGAGTTCTGTCCGCTGACGGTGGACTTGCTCAGGGTCTTGAACCTCATGCGGTCATCATTGATGAACTCCACGTTCACAAATCTCCCGACCTCTATGAGGCGATGACGCTTGGTTCTGCTACTCGTCGGAATCCTTTGATTCTGTCGATCACGACGGCCGGATTCGATCACGACACCATCTGTTATCACCTGTATGACTATGGCAAGAAGGTGAAGTCGGGCGAGATTGACGACCCTTCGTTTTATTTCAAATGGTTTGAGCCGTCTGATCCGGGTTGCCATCTGGATGACCGTGACGCTTGGTTTGAAGCAAACCCTGCCCTTGGCACGTTCAAACGTGAAGAGGACATGGAAGCCGCTCGCCTCCAGCAGCACGAATCCGCTTTCCGCCGGTACTACTTGAACCAGTGGACCGAAACCCACAACGCATGGCTTCCCCACGGCGCTTGGGACGGTCTGGCTAAGCCGGAACGAACCCTAGAGCCCGGAGAGAGCATCATCTGCGGCTTCGACGGTGCGTGGCGTGGTGACTCGACGGCTCTCGTTGGCATCTCTACCGACGACTTCCACGTTCAAGTGCTTGGCCACTGGGAACGCCCCTTGGACGATGAGCACTGGCGTGTGCCGGTTGATGAAGTTGAACAGCAGATTCGTGAAGTCGCCCGCAAGTACAACGTGAGAGAGATTGTTCTTGACCCTTATCGGTGGGAACGATCCATCTCGGTGTTGGAAGAAGAGGGCTTGCCGATGGTGGAGTTCCCGACGAACTCCATTGGCCGGATGGCTCCCGCAACGCAAGCGTTCTACGACGCAGTACGAGACCAGAAGGTGTCGCATGACGGCGATCCTGCTCTGGCCCGCCATATGGCGAACTGCGTACTGAAAGAAGACGCTCGTGGGGCTCGTGTAACCAAAAGCAACAAGTCATCGGAACGCAAGATCGACTTGGCAATCGCCACGATCATTGCGTATGCCCGAACCGTTGCTTTCGTTGAGCCAAAGGTCTTGGTACCACGAATCATCACGTTCTAGGGAGGAACCGATGAACAATCTTCTTGTGCTTCTTCTGGAAGTGGCTGGATTTATCGCACTTTGTGCGGCGGTTGCAATCGCACCGACGTTTATCCAGTTGGCGGTCCTTGGGGTCGTGATTATCACGCTCGCCCAGAGGGCCAGCAATAAGAACTAAGGATGGAATATGGCTACGATTTGGAACCGGATTACCGGCCGAGATAACGCCGAAGAGCGTGCAATTTCATACCAGAGCGTCTGGGGTTCGGGTTCCGATCTGAACGTCGTGATGGGAAGCGTCTCCGGGCAGACGGTCAACGAGGCCACGGCTCTCAAGTTGTCCGCCGTCTACGGGTGCATCCGCATCATCACCGACAACACGGCCACTCTGCCAGTTGGCGTATTCGTGCGTCGTGGCGGAACTCGCTATCCGACCCTCGCTCCGGCTTGGCTGAACAACCCGAACCCGGAGATGACGAAGGTTGACTTCTTCGATCAGATTTTCATGTCGCTGCTGGTTCATGGCAATGCTTATTGCCTAACCCCACGAGATGGGGCCGGTAACGTCACCGAACTCTGGCCGGTGCATCCGAACAACGTTCAGATTCATCGTGGTGAGGATATGCAACTCACCTACATCGTTTCCAGCGCCGATGCCAAGGGCAAGGTCACGCAGGTTCCTTTGAACCGTGACGAAATCTGCCACATTCCGGGCATCAGGATGCCGGGCAACCTTTATGGCTTGTCTCCGCTTCAGGCTGCGATGGATGTGTTCAGCGTCGGTCTTGCCGCTCAGGAGCAGGCAGGCCGGTTCTACAAGAACGGCAGCACCCCGGGTGGAATCATCACCATTCCCAAGGAAGCCGGTGACATCAGCCAAGAGGCGGTTGACGCACTCAAGGCATCGTGGAATTCGTACCATCAGGGAACCCAGAAGTCTTCGGGCCTTGCGGTGCTTACTGCTGGCATGACCTACATGCCGATCACCCTGAGCCCTGAACAAGCCCAGTTCTTGCAGACCCGGCAGTTCCAAATTCAAGAGATTTGCCGACTCTACGGCGTCCCTTCGCACCTGCTGAACGATACGTCGAACAGCACCTCATGGGGTAGCGGCTTGGAAGAGCAATCCATCGGATTCGTCCGCTGGACCCTCTCACCGTGGTTGGAACGAGTTGAAGCCTCCCTCCAGCGCCTCCTTCCCGGTGCGGACAACGGAGAATTCATCAAGTTCAATCTTGATGGGCTGATGCGAGGCAATACGACCGCAAGGTATCAAGCCTATTCGTCAGCACTACAGAATGGGTGGTTGTCAGTCAATGAAGTGAGAGCAATTGAAGATCGTGCCCCCGTTCAGGGTGGCGACCAGTATCTCCAGCCGCTCAACATGACGACCCTCGGATCAGGAGATACAACCCAATGACAAACATCGAACGTCGTACCATTACTAACACCTTTGAGGTTCGCAACGAGGGTGACAAGACCACGATTGTCGGCTATGCCGCCGTGTTCAACTCGCTTTCCCAGAACCTTGGTGGATTCGTTGAGCAGGTTCAGCCCGGAGCGTTCAAGAAGACGCTTCAGGAGGCTGATGTTCGTGCGCTCTTCAACCATGACCCCAACATCGTGCTTGGTCGCAACAAGGCGGGCACGCTGAGACTTTCTGAGGATGCCCACGGCCTTCACTATGAGGTTGACCTTCCGTCTACCTCTCAAGCCCGGGATCTTGGTATTTCAATGGATCGTGGTGACATTTCTCAGTCCTCTTTTGGTTTCCGTGTCATTCGTGACGCTTGGGGCACCACGGACGAGAACTTCCCGCTGCGAACCCTTGAAGAAGTTGCGCTCTACGACGTTTCCCCCGTGACTTACCCTGCTTACACGGCAGCCTCCAGCGCCTTGCGCTCGCTTGCCAAGCAGACCGAAATCGATATTGAAGTTCTTGTTGAGGCAGCCAATGCCGGTGAACTTCGTTCGTACATTCTCAGCACGACTGACTCCGAAGAGGACCTCATCGTTGCCGAAACTGCCTTTGAGGTTGTTGAGGCTCGTAACGAGACCCCGGAAGAGGCTTCGGCTGGTGCTGCCGCTCAGGCAAAGACGGATGAGCCGGGCTCTGAAGCCCACCTGTCCGCCGAAGATGCCAAGCGACGGCTGCGAGACGCAGAAGCGGGCGCAATGCCCCTGCGTTATCGCTTGTCGGGCCGGTAGTAGCCACCCGAATCCATATCCGGCCCGCTGATTAGGCGGGTACTTCATCTAAGGAGATAACAACAACATGTCCCACAACATTGAGGCGCTCTTTGAAGAGCGTCAGAACGCCGTTGCGGAGATGCGAGCCCTGCTTGCTGACACCGACGGCCGTGACCTCAGCGGTGAGGAGACCCAGAAGATGGAGCGTCTTGACGCTACTATCGACGGTCTTGACAGCCGCATCAACTCCACGCTTGACCGTGTGGAGCGTGACAAGAAGGCGGACGAGGCTCGTGCCAAGTTCGACACCCTTCGTGCGACCGCTGCGCCGGTCGTGGAGTCCGCCACTGGCGACGCCGACACTCTTCGTGCGCTCGCCAAGGGTGAGATCCGTGGTGCGGAGTTCCGTGCCCTCTACGCTGGTGGTGCCGCTGGTGCCTCCGTCGTCCCCACCTCGTTCTACAGCACGCTGGTGGAGTACTTCACGGAGAACTCCGGTATCCTTGCGATGGGTCCCACGGTTCTGAACACCGACAGCGGTGAGAACCTCCAGATTCCCAAGCAGACCTCGTTCTCCACGGCGTCGCTCGTTTCGGAGACCTCGGCCATTTCGGCGTCGGAGCCTTCGTTCGGTCGTGTGACCCTTGGGGCCTACAAGTTCGCCCACCTCATTCAGGTGTCGTCCGAACTTCTGGCCGACTCGGGCGTTGACATCATCGACTTCCTCGCCCGCCAGTCGGGTGTGGCTCTCGCCAACGGTGCCGGTGCGTATCGACCTCTACCACTCGCCCGCCACGGCTTACCGTGCCAACGGTGCGTTCCTCATGAAGGACAGCACCCTCAAGGCCGTCCGTAAGTTGAAGGAGGGTGGCTCCAGCGGCCAGTACCTCTGGCAGCCGGGCCTTCAGGCCGGTCAGCCCGACACCCTGATGGGTCGTCCGGTGTACACCGACCCGAACATCGCTGCGATCGGTACGGGCAACCGCATCGTCGTCTTCGGTGACCCCCGTGCGTTCTTCGTGCGCATTGCCGGTGGCGTGCAGGTGAGCCGTTCGGACGACTACGCCTTCAACACGGACCTCGTGACTTGGCGTTTCGTTCTGCGTGCGGACTCGGCGGTCGTTGACGCCAACGGTCTCTACGTCCTCCGCAACACCTGATCCGTCTAATAACGGAAAATTGGCTGGGTTTAGTATCTGAATCCCAGTCCTACTAACAGACGCTCTAGGCCCCCGGGTTGCCCGCACATGCAGCCCGGGGGTCTGGCGTCCACCTCAAGTTCTCCATCGCTCTACGGGCCTTCTAGGGGCCTTAGAACGGCTTCTGCGACACGCCTCGCCGGGAGGTCTGATCGTTACCACTCTGGAGTGTGAATATGCCTGCTCAATACCCCTCTGCAAGCCCCAATCTCACGACGGGCATTACTGACTCAAGCCCGGCTACCCCCAACACACACGCCGGATACCACGATCAGATTCATCTGGAAATCAACGCCATCGTTGCCGACTTGATTGCGGCAATGAATGGCGAAGCCAGCATGGATGTTGCTCTTGAAACAATCCGAACTAATATTTCTGCCCGGCAACTCTCATCCGAAAAGGGAGTTGCCAATGGTTACGCCAGCCTTGATGCCAACACGCATGTTCCTATTGGGCAACTTCCCGTAGGCACGACCAACCAGAGCGTTGCCTCTGGTAACGATGCTCGCATTACCGGGGCTCTTCAGGCAAACAACAACCTGTCTGATATCAACAACTTCACGCAAGCCCGCAGCCACCTTGGACTTGGTGGCGCAGCCGTTCTTGAAGTTGGAACGACAACTGGCACCGTTGCTGCCGGTAACGATTCTCGTATCACTGGTGCTCTTCAATCAAGCAACAACCTTTCCGACCTTGGCAACACCAACCAAGCACGAACCCATTTGGGGCTTGGTGGGGCAGCAACCCTTGAGGTTGGAACCACCGCAGG